AGCAGAAGAAGCAGCAGCACCCGCAGAATAATTAGCCGAATCATCAGAAGCAGAAGCAACAGCACGCGCAGCGTGAGCATCAGCAGCATCAGCACGAAAGGCACAGTCAATCGCGAACACTTCGACTAAAAATCTTGGCATAACTCGAACTGAAACCCATATTTTATCTTTAGCACTAATTTTATCTAGTTCTAAAAAATCTAATAGCGAGCCGTCGAATTTTTTGTAGTGCTTAAGCCAAACCTCGTATCTATCAGAGCATGGCTTTAGTGCTTTAAGAATTTCTGTGTTTATTTGCTTCATATCTAGAACGGCACAGGTTCGTCAGTTTCAAAAGTTGGAACATGGTTTACTATAGCTTTAGTTGTGTGCTTTTTTTTAGCCTCTGCCATAGCTGCACCGATCGAAACACCCTTAAACTTCTTAACTGCGTCCTGGTGTGTAAGCTGATTTCTAAATCCAGCTCCGCCCGCAGGATTAACATACTTAACTTTCATTCTGGTTTTTCCTTCCCAATCCTCTTGTGCAACAGTGATAGACACCAACCGAGACTCATCCAAAACATTACTACCTTTTCCTTTTGCAAGATCGGCCAAATTACTAGATGTATAGCCGCAAAGAGCAAGAGCTTGACACGATATTTCTTTAGATTTCTCTGAGCCAAAAGTTCCGTACCATGTAATGAAATGATTATCGCCATCACCATCTGCGTAAGTAAACCTCATCATTGCCATTGGGTCGCCTTTTTTAGTTTCAGCGACTCCGTAATCACTAACTTTTGCTTCGTAAATTCCTGGTTTTAATTCTTTCACTTTATACCCCCAATTTTGTTTTTAATCGTTCTTCGATTTTTGTTAATTGCTCAGCGTTGTGAGAATGTTTCTCAACCTGTTCTATTACTTTTGCCCTCAATGGCTCGTCTTTTACAAGCTTAAGAAGCTCTTGAATTTTACCTATAACATCATCAGACTTTTGCTCTTTCGTAGAGTTTACAGACTTGTCATAAACAAGAAAATCCAAAGGCATTTCAAAAGGCAAACTAAAGCGATTCTTAGCATCGAATCCAGCGTCTCGCTCGGTCCACATTTTGCGCTCTCGAGTAGTCACTCCACGAGCTGACTTACCTTCACCTTTTGAAAATGTCTCAAAATTACAGAACAACACAGAATCAACATATTCGCGCCACATAGCACGAAGAGAAATTGAATTGGATTCTTGTAACTTTAATTCATAGCGAGAATATCCATGATCTGTAGTCGGATCTTCAAAAGTGTTAACTTTCGAGTGAGCTAATAGAATTATGTTAATTTCTTTAGACTCTCTCAAAAATGATAACTTGTGACGAAACTCTAACATCTCATTGTATGCTTCTCTGTAGCCTTTTCCGTAACCGCCAGCAGCTTTCTCTATATTAGAGGCGCCATCCTTCGCACAAATATGCGCATATACAAGCGGCTCAAGCCAATCAAGAGTGTCTATAACTAGGGTCCGATATCCGTGATTCTCATTTGATAATTCGTCCAAAGCTGTATTCACATCATCCCAAGTTTTCGGCGTAGGAAAACGCGCCACATTTAAATTTATTGTTCCCTTTTCTGGACCAAGAAAAATAGGACTTGGGGCTTGTGCTCCAAAAGTACTTTTTCCAACTCCATCAGGTCCATATAATAGTAACAAGTGGGGAAGTTTAATTTTTCCCCTCGTAACATTTGATAACATACTCATTTTATAAACTCCTTTACTCTTTCTTTTGCATGATGAGGTATTTTTCCTCGTTTAAACCACATTGTTATTGCTCCGCTGCTCCTGTATCCCAACTTGTGCGCTAAAAGGCTTTCTGTATTGCCTTCTTTTTTTAGCCAGATTTTCAGTATTGATAATTCTTTGCTCATATTCTTTTCCTTTCCTTTTGTTAAATACTGTTTTACAACGATTAACAGATTAGTCAAACAAAAAAACAAAGGAAAAAAAAATGAATCAATCAGGAGATAATTGGACACTGTGGCGTAAAAAAGGCTTGGGCAGTTCTGACGCACCCGTGATTATGGGCGTTAGCCCATGGAAAACACCACTGCAATTATGGGAGGAAAAAATAGGAATAGGTAAACCATTTCAAGGTAACTTTGCGACCCAGCGCGGAACTGACATGGAGCCAAAAGCCAGAGCCGCATTTGAGCTTGAAATCGGCGACGAGTTCCCTCCAGTAGTTGCAGAACATATAAATTACCCGTTCATTAGAGCTTCGCTTGACGGTTTTAATGTAGGGCTGGATACAATATTAGAGATAAAATGCCCAGGCAAAGACGATCACGCAACAGCTAAAGCAGGAAAGGTTCCTGAAAAGTATTGGCCGCAGCTACAGCATCAGTTGTTAGTTACTGGAGCCAAGTGTCTTTTTTATTACAGCTATGACGGTGAGTCTGGAGCAACTGTTATCGTTCAGCCTGATCTTCAATATATAGAGAACCTTTTGCGCCAAGAGATAGCATTTTGGGATCTTGTGCAAAATAAGATTGCGCCAGAAATGACAGATAAGGACGCGGCGACAATTGACGACACAGAATCTCTTAATCTTTCTGAACAATATATTAAATTAGAAATAGCAATAAAAGAACTATGCAAACAGCAAGACGATTTTAAGAAAACATTGGTAGATAAGTGCGATCATGCTAGAACTAAAATTGGAAAACTAACGATAACACGATCTGTCAGAACCGGATCGGTTGACTACGCATCAATTCCAGAACTAAAGAACGTAGATACAGAGAAATATAGAAAAGATTCGTCAGCAGTTGTTACAGTCAGAATTGGGAAATGAGATTTAAAAAAAATCTAAAGCTATTAAAATAGAAATTGACAATTAAATTAACAATGTTATAACAGATTAAATCTTAACAAAGGAAAAAAGCCATGTCTGAGCTTCGACCATATCAACAAAAAGCCCTAGATTCAATTCGCGCAAACTATTCGAAAGGTGTTAAAAAAGTTCTTCTGCATCTGGCTACAGGTGCGGGAAAGACCCACATCTTCTGCCAAGTCCTGAAAGGCGCACACGAAAAAAAGAAACACGCTATAATGGTAGTTCGTGGACGTAAACTTGTAGATCAAGCATCAAAAAGATTAGACAAAGAGGGAGTACCTCATGGCGTATTTATGGCTAATCATAAACGCTGGGCACCAAAACTGCCAATTCAGATTTGCTCAATAGATACTCTTGTGTCACGCGGAACAAAGCCAAAAGCGGATATTATAGTAATCGACGAAGCCCATTACGCGACAAGCCCAAGCTACATTAACTTTCTTAGCTTTTATAAAGACGCGTATATTCTTCCAGTTACAGCCACACCTTACACCGAAAAAAGCCTACGTCACATTGCAGACATAGTTATAAAGCCAATAACCGAAAAAGAACTTATCGAACAAGGATACTTAGCAAAGCCACGATATTTTTCTAGATCGGTCCCAAACTTAAAAGGAGTTAAAACATCAAACGGAAAAGACGGAAAGGACTTTGTTCAAGCAGATCTTTCTATAGTTATGGAACAAAGCGTCTTGGTCGGAGACATTGCAACACATTGGCTGGAGCGAGCCAAAGGCCGCCCAACAGTCGCTTTTTGTGTTGGGGTTCAACATTCACTTAAACTTACGGAATATCTCGTAAGTCGCGGCATAAGAGCGGTACACGTCGACGCAAGCTACACAGACGAACAACGTCAAACGATGATAGACAAATTAGAAAACGGCGAGATAGACATAATTTCAAATTGCGGAATTTTATGCACAGGAGTCGACATTCCAAAACTTTCTTGCATAATACAATCCCGACCAACAAAAAGTTTAAATTTGCATATCCAGCAAATTGGCAGAGGAACAAGGAAGGTGGACGGGAAAGATGATTTTATAGTTTTAGACCACGCGGGTAATGTCCTACGTCACGGATTTTTAACAGACGAGCACGAAGCAAACTTGGACGAAGAACAAAATGAAAAGAAACCGACTAAGCGCGTTACTAAAACGTGTAAGATTTGTTACGCGGTTTATGATGGAAGTGGCGAGTGTCCTGAGTGCGGAAATCAAGAAGAAGAAAAAACTAGAATTTTTAAAAGCATTGACGGTAATCTGGAAGAGATAAGGCCCGAAGATTTAGACCCTGCAAAACTAAGATTCGAGGAGCTAAAGAAAATACAAAAAGAACGAGGCCATAAGCGTGGGTGGCTTTTTTATAAGATGAGAGATGAATTTGGCGAAGATATCGCAAACAAATATATACAAAGACGGTTCGTTCCAGTTTGGGTCTCTCGACGCACATAATCGTCTATTAGCTGAAGTATTAATAGAATTAAGTAAAACCGGACTATGCAGAGTCTGGCGAAACGAAACAGGGCTTGCGCTTAACCCAAGAACCCAAAAGCCTTTCAGATACGGACTAAAAGGATCATCAGATATTATTGGCTTACTAAAAAACGGCCGATTTTTAGCAATAGAAGTAAAGACAGGCCAAGCGGTTCAAAGTGAGCAGCAAAAGAATTTTGCCGCGATGGTTCAAAAGTTCGGCGGATTATATTTTGTTTGCCGATCAGTAACTGATGCGTTAAACATTGTTAAACAGGAGTTACAAAATGCAAGAGTTACTACAGAGACTATCTGAAGACGGCTTCTCAATCCCGACAATGCAACTAAACGCCAAGCTACTCAGATTCGACAGAACAGGAAAAGGGTCTGGTTGGTTTATAGGCTTTGAAAATAAAACAAAATCAGGCGAGTCTTATATAGTAGCCGTCTATGGGGATTGGAAAACTGGCGAAAAATATGAGCATAAAACGAAACGTACATATACGAAGGCCGAGCAGTCAGAAATACTTAAAAGGATTTCAGATTCAAAAAGAGAATCTGAACGAGAAAGACTTACGCTACAAGAAAGTGCGAAGTGCGAAGCTAATAGTATTTGGGACGCAGGAACAGAAAATTCAAGAATTGATTATTTATCTAGGAAGTCCATCGGCTCACTTTTCGGTTGTCGCAGTGTGCTTGGAGCAGATGGGAGAATCCTCTTGGTTCCTATGCGTGACAGTCGCGGGGTGCTTTGGGGAGTTCAAAAAATTAGCGAAAATGGAAAAAAATATTTTATTCTTGGACAGCGAATCAACGGTCTATTTCATACCTTGGGACCATCAGAATCTCCTGATATAATCTACATCGCCGAAGGATTCGCCACAGCAGCATCAATTCACCAGGCTACAGGAAAAATGACAATAGTTGCATTTAACGCTTGCAACTTAGCTCCGGTTGCCAAGGAAATAAAATCAAAATATGAAACCGCAGCAATAGTTATCTGCGGAGACGACGACCAATTCACAGAACGAGACGGAGAGTTGTTCAACACAGGACGCGAAAATGCAGAAAAAGCTGCTAAAGCTTGCGCTGGCAAAGCCATATTCCCGCAATTCGTTTCACTTGAGTCAAAGCCGACGGACTTTAATGATTTACACATATTGGAAGGACTGGAGTCGGTTAAAACTCAAATACTCGGCGCACCTGAAGTTGCAAAGCAATACGTCTTATGCCTGGGCTTCAACGGCGACAAATATTTTTACACCAGCTCACAAAATAATTACATAAAGATAATGAGTCCAGCGACTCACATAAAAAACAATCTTCTTAGTCTTATGAGCATCGAGTATTGGCAAGCTCTATATCCTTCAAAAAATGAGGACGCGGTTGATTGGACAATGGCAGTCGATGATCTTATGACAAAATGTAGAAAAAAAGGCGCTTTTAACTTAAATAACGTACGCGCCACTGGCGCATGGCTTGGCGAGAAAAAAGAACTGATTCTAAACTTAGGAGACGCACTTTTAAGCGAAGGAAAAAAAATTGGCTTTCATAGCGTAAAATCTCTCTACGTTTACGAGCCAGGTGACTTCAATCTTCCACAGCCTAGCACAGAAGTCTTGTCAGATGAAAAGTGCTTGTGGTTCCTAGAGACCATCTCTATGCTAAAATGGGCACATCCTGACTATTATAAATATATCGCTGGGTGGCTTGTAATTGCGCCGTTTTGCGGTGCATTAGAATGGAGACCGCATATATGGCTTTCAGGGCCAAGCGGTTCTGGGAAGTCTACAATAATGAACGAGGTAGTTCATAGGCTACTTAGAAAAACCGGATTATTCTTTCAAGGACAAACAACTGAAGCTGGTATTCGACAGTCGATCGGGAAAAAAGCGTTACCCGTGGTATTTGACGAGTTTGAAACACATGATGAAAAATCAGGACAAAGAATCGCTCAAGTGGTTGAACTTTTTCGTCAAGCCTCTTATGAGACGGATGCTTGCATTACTAAAGGGTCGTCTGATGGAGAGTCAATTAGCTACGTCACGCGCTTTGCCGGATTCGTCAGCTCAGTTGGAGTTAATCTCACAAACGAAGCCGACAAAAATCGATTCACAGTAATAGAGCTAAAACGCTCCGCTGAGGAGCAATCATTAGCCATTGAGCACTTCAAAGACTTTCAATCGAGAGTTTCTAAAATTGATGATGATTTTGTGCAAGCCTTTTATTCGCGCACGTTCGCCTTGTGGGACGTTTTTAATCATAATCGTAAGCTTATATTCGATGAGATAGCAGAAACGCACACGAGCCGGATGGCTCAACAATATAGCCCACTGCTTGCGGGGTTCCAAATTCTACAAAGCAAACTGCCGATTAATGAAGTCGAGGCTAAGGCCATAGTCCTAGATGCAGACCTTGAGTTTAAAGCTAAAGAAACCGACGAATCCGATGAAGTCGATTGTTTAAAATATCTCATGAATAAGAAGATTAAACTAAACGGCAGACTAAATGAGGACTCAAGTCTTTTTGAAATGATAAATAATAGTCTTGAATCGCTGCATCAACAAAAAGACTGGGTTGACGCACTAAAGAGAACTGGCATAGTGATCAAGGAAGGTAATATTTGCGTCGCAAATAACCATCCAGAGCTTAACTCTATGTTCAAGGGAACTAAGTGGGCTGGTTTATATCATAGGTCTTTGGTTCGCATTAAAGGATCAGACAATAATGATAATAAGCCGATCTGGTTTGGCGGCGGCACTTCTAAAACGGTAAGAATACCGCTTGAAGTAGTCAAAAGTACCTAATCCTTACCGCGCATTACCCGTCAGGTAATGCGCAACCTCTCGGAATCATTGAGACCTTACCAAATTACCCAAATTACCCGAAACACACCCCCATATATAGAATTTTTTTATATAAAAAATTCCCCCTATAATATAATAATAATAAGGTAATTTAGGTAAGGAAGTAATGAAATTAATAATGCTGTGTGTTATCAGCTACTTAACGCGCTTCAGCAACCTTACCCGAGCATTACCCAGGGTAATGAAATTATAGGCTTGCATTATATTCGACTTGGCTATCATAATATGCCTGGGCACTGCAACCGCCTGGTTAGGTTTCATGTTATGGATACCAAAAATATCAAATTCGTGGCGTTTCTGCGCTTCAAAGGGATTCATCCGGATGAAGTAAAGAAAATTTCTAGAGGCAAAGCCTCTTATTGCTTCAATATGGATCAAGATGCCTGGGCTAAACTTAAACAAGAGTTCGACCGATCTGACTTCATTAAATATGGCCAATGCATCGATGCAATCTTGGATCTTGCTTATTGATATGGGGCGTTAATGGATCTAACTCCAAAACAACAACTATTCGTCGACGAATATCTAAAAGATAGAAATGGCGGAGCTGCGGCGATTAGGTGCGGCTATGCTGCAAAATCAGCAGACCAACATGCCTCGAGAATGTTAAGGATGGTTAAGATTTCGACGCGGGTGGCCGAACTTATTAAGTCGTCTACAGAAGATGTTCTTTTTAGCCGAGAAAGAATCTTAAAAGAGCTGTCAAAGGGCGCATTTGTTGAATTGGATGTTACAGATTGGCGACCTGCTGATAAGTTAAAAGCCATTGAAATAATGGTAAAGATGTTGGGGTTAAATGATGGATCACCAGATGATGTGTCGGACGGTAAATCTGCCGCGAAAAGGGTTCTTGAAGCTATTGCGCGAATTGAGTCACGATCAGGAAGCTCTGAACCAGGCGATAAAGTCTAGATGTGAAAACGACTTTGAGCTATTCTGCATATTGTTTTTTTCGCACTTCTGTAGATTGCCTTTTAACAAATTTCATACTGATTGCTTCGAGTTCTATAAAAAAAATCTGCGAAACGTCAGACGAGTGGATGGTGCGCCTCGCGGTTATGCAAAATCGACGATCAAGACGCTACTTAAGCCTATTCACGACATCTGTTATGGGCTTGAGAAATACATACTGTTCATTTCATCAACTAAGCCCCAGGCTATCCAGAAGCTCAAGAACATACGGCGTGAGCTATTGGGTAACTCTTTTCTTAATGACGTTTACGGAATTAACTTTATTAGCTCTAACCCTGGCGCGGAAGCGTTCGAGGTCGCTTGCCAAGGCAATGCGCTTCTTATGCAAGCGGTGGGTGCAGGTACTGAAATGCGAGGTCTTATCTATGGCGAATCGCGTCCGACTAAAATACTGCTCGATGATGTTGAAGATTCAGAAGAAATTCACAACGAGGAGCTTAGAGAAAAACTGAGAGACTGGTTTCAGGAGGTTGTTTCTAACTTGGGCGACATAGGAACGAATATAGAGCTTGTGGGAACTGTTTTGCACAGGGATAGTCTTTTGATGAAGTTAACTAAAAATCCATCTTACACTGCAAAAACATATAAAGCCGTTATCGCTTGGGCAGACAACACTGTTCTTTGGGACGATTGGCGTAAAATATACTCGAACATCGATGATGAGCAAAGGGCACATAATTCAGATATGTTCTACAGGAGTAACGTGACAGAAATGCTTAAAGGAACTGAAGTTCTTTGGCCTCAAAAAGAGTCTTATCTGGTTCTCATGAAAGAACTTGTCGAGAAAGGCCAGCGGGCTTTTATGAAAGAGAAGCAAAATGCTCCGCTGCCGTCAGAGGAGTCATTGTTTGATAAAATACACTGGTACAGGGAAACAAAAGACGGTCTCTTAATAGAAAGCAGTGGCGCTGTCATACCTTGGAAAGACTTATACGCTTATGGGGCAATGGACCCAGCAACGGGTGAGTCTAGGTCTAAATCAGGTGGTAAGCTCGATTTTAGTTGCATAGTATCGGGCTATAAAGACTTAAAAGGCCGTTTATTCGTGCACAAGGACTATACAAAAAGAGTTAGGCCGAATATTTACATTGCGCAGATATTTGAGCATCATTTAGTAATGAATTATGAGAAATTTGCGATAGAGTATAATCTATATCGCAATCTGTTGTTAGAGAATATATTGCGTGAGAAGAAAAGAATCGAACAAGAAAGAAAGAAATCAGGTGTCACTGATTGGGGAATCAAAGTACCATTTTATGAGATAGATCAGCGCGAAAAAAAAGAAAAGCGCATTTTTACGCTGGAGCCTAAAGTTAATAATGGGTGGATTTTGTTTAATAGAACATTAAGTATGGATTTTATGCAAATGGTAGAGGAATTTCCTTCTGGCGACCATGACGACGGGCCAGATGCCCTAGAAATGCTCTGGAGCCTTGTTACAAATAGATATGAAGGAAAACCGATACCTCTTGATCCTATGGGGAGCAGATAATGGCAGAAACTAGAAGATTCGCGGGTATATCAAGCAGAGCACAGTTGTCTGCTGCTAATAACATAGGAACCACGATCGTCGATCAAAAAAATAAGAATAAAATTAGAAAGCCAGAGCTTGAGCTTTATGACTCTTATTATGAGTCTAGGCAATATGATAAACTTCCTGCTTGGGATCAATCCACATCTGACGATAATACGCATATTCCTGTAAGACAAAGACAGCCAAGACTTCAATACTCTTACGCAAAGGTGCTATGTTCGCGCCTAGCTAATAAATTGGTTGGATCAAGAACATTCCCTGAAATTAAAATAGAACTAGACCTGGACACTGAGGAATACATAAGGCTGATTATTAAGAGGTCACAGATTAAGTCAAAGATTCTTGAGCCTATTCGTCGCGCCTTGTCTTCGGGGTCTTGTTTATTAAGATTCTCGATTGTTGGGGGCCAATTCAAAATCCAACACTTCTTATCAAAATGGTGTTACCCAGATTTTGACAATTCTGCCAACTTGGATTCAGTGAAGATTCAATATGTTTACGATGATGAGGCCGACAGAGATCAGCGGAACATACCCAAAAAAAAATGGTTTAGAATGGACTTGGGTAAGTTTAAAGATGTGCTCTATGATAACCCAGAGTTTCATCAATATACTGAGCCAGCCTTTATTGCTCAAAAGGTAGCAGACCATGACTTAGGGTTCGTTCAAGCAGAGTGGATAAAGACTTGTGATGTGCCTAACTCCATCGATGGAGAGTCTTTAGTGGGCGAGATCACCGACTTTATTGATGAGCTGAACTATTCACTTTCACAAACGTCGACGGCGATCCAGTACAATCAAGATCCACAGCTAACTATTAGCGGAATGGATGAGGATGAGCTTGATAAGCTAATCAGATCTAGCATGAAAGCTTGGAATTTGGGGCGCGAAGGCAAGGCCGATTTCTTAGAGGCTGGAATGAGTGGAGTTCAGGCCGCAGGAGAGTTTAGAGACAAGATTCGACTGAATGTTCAGGACTTAACTAGAGTAGTGCTATTAGATCCGGAAAAGATCGTAGGGAGTGCTCAAAGTGCTAAGGCTATGGAAGTCTTGCATGGCCCTATGGTTGAGATTATTGAAGAGCTTCGACCACAAATGGAGAAGCATTTAACTTCTATTATTCTTAAAATGGCGTTCGCCAATATGATGTTCGATTCACAAGGGGGCCAGGCTCCGATACCAATACCACCAGGCTATCAACCGATCAGCTTGGACTTGGAGTTCCACTGGCCGCCAATTTTTGCTCCTACAATGATGGATTTGCAACAAAAGTTACAAGTTGCTAGCGCCGCTGCAACGGCCAGCTTGATTAGTCGTGAGACATTAACGAAGTGGCTAGCTAAGGACTTTGATGTTCTTAATGTAGAGGAAGAAATTGCTAAGGTTGCGGCCCAGCCTGTCATTAATCCTTTTGGTGGGTTTTAGATGGTCAGGTTTATAAGAAAATTTGGAAGAATAATACCAATTAGGGTTCCGGATGTTGCTAAAGATATGGGAGTTGGGTTTGGCGTTGTTATGGGGTCTACGTTGTTAGCTAATAAGGCGCGAAAGAAATTATCAGAGAAAATCCAGGGCAAGGGAAAAAAGAGTTTTGGAGGATTAAGCAATACTGTATTTGAAATTGGAGCTTCTGCGGCTGCAATAACAGCATTACATAGATTTGGGCCAAAGAGAGTAAGAACTGGAATT